TCGGGAAGAAACTTCCGACAGCTCCAACAATGCCGAACTTCTCCACCGCTACCATTGGTGGTGGTAAATCCGGTGGCGGTGGAAAAGCAGCGGAGGACGGATGGGCGAAGTACTACCAGAGAATTAAACTCACCGCAGAAAAGAATCTGAGTGACGTTAAGCAGTTGGAACTTCAGTTCAACCGGCAGATAGCAGAACTCGATGAAGAGTACGCAAAGAGCAGATTGGCTACCGAGCAGGAATACCTGGACGCAAAGAAAATTCTCAATGATGAATACCACCGGCAGTATGCTGAAATTGAAAAGCAGGCGCAGGACTTCCTCAAGGAAATCTATGGCGATGAAACGGTTGCTCTGCAGGATCGGTATCGTGAAAAGTTGGAAATGCTTGAAAAGTACCACGAAGACAGTCTCGTTTCTGAAGAAGACTTTCTCAAAGCGAGAAAGAAACTTTACGATGACTATACCGGTGAACTCACGAAGCTTTCCGAGAAGAAAAAGAAAAACAATTTCCTCTCAGATGACGACATTAAAAACCTTGAGACTTTCTCCGATGGCATGACTTCTCTATCTGACGCTTTCAGTAATCTCTCGCAGGGGATGAGTGAAACATCTGCAAGCTACAAAACTTTGTTTGCTATGCAGAAAGCATTCGCAGTTGCGTCAGCAACAATGAAAGCTGCGCTTGCTTGGATGACGGCATTATCCGGAGCGAAGACTTGGTACGAGGCGGTAGCAAATTATGCCACAGCGATTGCTATGACAACGAATGTACTAGCTCAACTCAAGAGCGTTTCTATGCATGATAAAGGTGGTTTCATCGGAGCAGGAAAGCTTGGTATTGTCGGTGAGTATGGACCGGAAATCGTTAAGGGCCCTGCATCGGTAACTTCGAGAAGAGAGACAGCTGATCTTGCCCGATCTGCGCTTGGCGGTTCGAGAGTAACGGTAAATCTCTACGAGGATTCGCAGAAAGCAGGAACAGTTGACCAGAGTCAGCGAGATGGCGAAGAAGTTATCAACATCTTCGTTTCGAATATCCGCAAAGGTGGTCAGATAGCACAAACTCTGCAGAACACATATCAGCTCCGCAGGTACGGTGCATAGGTATAAGAATTAGGGCAACTTAAGGTTGCCCTTATTTTTTGGAGAAAAGAATGAACAGCGACTTCAAGTATTATCCTTCCTCGCTCCCCAGAGCACTTCAATCGGGATACACAAGTAAACACAAACCGAATATGCTGAGGACTTCGATGTCTGACGGTTACGTTCGGCAGAGACTTGTTAACCAGGGCGCACCGGACACAATTTCTGTGCAGGTCGTTATGACAGAAAATCAGTACCGGCAGTTCATGGAATGGTACAAGGGCGACATTCAGTGCGGAGCAAGTTGGTTCGTTATGCCGTTACTTTCTGTAGACACAGACCAATCAATTCAGTACCGGTATGTGAGGATACAAGGTGGAGAGGTTAATGCTGCGGTAATTTCAACTAACACCAAAGACGGCACGATCTACCGTTTGGCCATGACCTTGGATGCAAGCAACACAGTAGTCGATGACGGCAGTTGGAATCCGGATATACCGACAGGCGCGACCGATGACGAAACCGGAGAAGTGACGATCATCGATTCAGCGCAAATTATTTCAGACGTTGACGATCTCGGTGATAGTTCCGGCACATACACAATTATTGAAGAATAAAAAGGGGCAAAATTATGTCATTTAAAAAAACAGTAACGTTCACAGCGAGCGTTTCGGACTATACCGATGGCACAGTTTCCGCAAGAGTACAGGCAGAAAACAAAATACTAGGCGATCTTGTGACATTCATTCTTAGCCACAATTTAGGCATTTCAATTCAAGAGAAAGTAGAGATCGGATCAAGCAAGTGGGCTGGAGAACCTTTTTATTGCTCCACATCGGGGGCAACGTCAGACGTCAACAATAACAGCATGGCGGGGGATTTTTACTGCTTAGGTAGAGGAATAACAAAGAAGTGCCTGGGTGTAAGCCTCGACAATCATTATATATACATATCATTAACAGACACACCGACACATGATCTGACTTTTCCGGGAAATTTGGGTAATTTTGGCCGTATTCCGTGTGCTCAGATGAGACAATTAAAAATTAGTGGCTCTGATATGAATAGATACAACTCAAGAAGTAGCCTTGAGTTTTTCTCGTTTCCGACTAATGCCGATGCGCTTTCTCTCACTATTTCATATTGGAAAAGAGACAATATACTTGTAATCCGATCTGACGGATGGAATTTAGTAATTACTAAGGATCCATATACGGTATTACTAAGCGGAACCAGTCATTATAGAGCAACGCACTTTAGTTTAGATGATGATTTTCTTATATCGTTAGCTACATATAGCTTTGACGCGAGTAATTCAACTTATGTAAGTAATGTTGAACTTGGCTATGCGATGTCATACAATCCCTTTTATTGTAAGAACTCAAATCAATCAATGTGGAATTCATTAAGTAATGTATCATCAAGCTCGACAACAATATTGTGTCACATAATCGGCTCAGCAAGATCGGTATATACAAATTTTGATACATGGGTAGACACAGATAGCAACGGACTAGCAGCGAGCGGAAATATGCCGACAGTGGGACCGTTGATGTTCCCACGGATTGCGAATAATGAGTTATACATAAAGAAATTTTATGTCCCGATGACATATCCTGCAGTTGCATCACCTCTTAAGATAGGATACACACCGGGCAAATTAAACGCTGAAAATGTTTATTCATTGAACGGCAAAAATTACGTTTGTTTGAATAACGGTGTTATCGGACTTTTCTGCGAGGTCGAAGACCAGGGAGACTAGCGATGATCTATTCTCTTAATGAAATTTATGCGAGCGGAGGACAGCTCCCGATTGTAACTCTGCTCATAGACAACGAGGAGATCGGACAGCTCCGGTTCGTTCTTGGATACGAAGACATTAAGTTAGCGGATGAAACTTACAAGGCATCAGCATTTGTTGTTCAGTTGCCGGAGAGATCCGACAGCGGATTCACCGATCTCTCTTTCAGTATCTGCGGAGTAAGTGGTCAATGCTACGACTACATCAAGCGCACACTTTCTAGTCATGCAACGACATACATTACGCTCGCTCAATGGCATCCGGAGACAAACGAACAGTTGTACGTTCTGACGTTAACGGTGACCGGAGGACAGCTCACGAGAGAGCAGGCGAACTTCACCGCATCATTCTGCGACATGCTGAATACCGAGTTTCCGAAATTGCGCTACACGGCAAACAATGCTCCAGGACTCAAGTACGTTTCGTAAGGAAATGAAATGACACGAAAACTTAACGATTATCTGCTCATAAGACATACCCCGAACGGCAGGACGTTTCCATACCTCGATTGTTGGGGACTCATCGTTGATGTGTACAGAGAACAGCTTGGAATTCAGCTGAACGAATACACAGACCTCGATAGTAAGACCATGAGTCGGGGATTTATGTGGGAACGGCAGGACGGTCACTTCGTAGAAGTTGAAGAACCGCAGAACTATGATGTGGTGGCATTCTTCTTCTCGGGGAGACTTTACCACGTCGGAGTTTGGATTAACGGAAAAGTGCTGCACACTTCGGAAAAGAAAAACTGCAGATACGAAAAACTGAATAACGTATCTTTGTCACAAAGGAGATTCTACAGATATGCTAAAGATAGAAGTTGTCAGTCGTGCGGACTTGAGCAGAATCCTCGAGAGGAAGTACGTCAAGAATCATGCCTTAACACTTGAAGATCTTCTGAAAATTGAGTGCCCTGCATACGATAAAAAAGTAACGGCATATCTCTCTGCATATGTGGACGGAGTAAAGTTTCCACAGAAAGATTGGTCTGTTGTTCGTCTAGACAAAGCGAGAAGTCTCCGGTTCGTAATTGAGGCAGGCGGTATTGAAATCAGTACCGTCATTGCAATCATCTCCGTTGTGCTCGCTGTCGGCTCTGCGGTTTACGGAATCATCATGGCGAACCGACTCAGTTCGGCTACGCAGGGAGAGACCAAGCAGGGTTCTTCAATCTATGATGTCAACGCGCAGGGCAACAAAGTCGCTCTCACGGAGGTAATTCCGGAGAACTTCGGTCACTTCAAACACTTCCCCGATTACCTTGCCGACAAACACGTTTTCTATCGTAACAATAAAATGTTCATCGATATGATTCTCTGTCAAGGGAGGGGGTACTATCAGCATGAGGAAAACTTCTCCGATGTGTACGTTGGCGAAACCCCAATAAATGAACTCGACGGTTGTCTCCTTTCAGTTTTTGATCCTGGCACAGAAATCACCGACCAAAACAGTATCGAAGACAAATGTTGGTATTGCTACTATTCATCAACCGAAGTCACAGCATCCGGTCATACACTCGAACCACCGGTCACCGAAGTCGATCAGAGTTCTCAGTACAATCCGCAGGTGCTTTTTGATGATAAGACTTTCTCCGGAACTTACTACATCAATCAGCAGGTAGCGGGCGGAACGCAGGGACCAAGTACCATTCCGATCAAGAAAACTTTAAACCTCGGATGGGGAGAGGGCACATACTTCACGATCAGCGGTTCTAATAATACTCGCTTAATAGGTTCTTCAGACACGATAACCGATGATGCCGTTGCAGGAACTAGCGAGATCGAAGTTACTTTGGCAGCAAACTTCACCGGACTCAATTTCAACCTGCACAAAACTTGGTTCAGACCTCGCTCCGTCGAAATCAGCTACGATGAAAATGAGAACGAGGTAGTCACCACAACGGCAGGAGACTTAATTAAGATCTCCGTGAAAAAAGTCACCAAAGTTACATACACAACAATGGGAGGCACATCGGGTCCAAAGGTTACTTCAACCGAGAATACCAATGAAGTCATTTCTCTTTGTGAACTTCTGAGCGTTGCTTATACGACAGTCGATGATGATGAGATAGCAACAATCACGGTTGACAGCTCTGAACTTGACCAGGGTTCTTATCCGTCAGCTCCGTCAATACCAGGAGGCGCATACGACGTAACCACAGAGCAGTATATGGTGGTCACAGTTCTGCAGGGTTTACCGGCAGATTATCCTTATG